GTAGATATACCATTATGTACTTATACTAATGAATCAGCTATTAATTATAATAATATGGTAAGAAAATCAGCTTTCTTTTTAGAAGATATTATAGAACCTTTTTATAAAAATGAAGGGCTTATAGCTAATAGTGCCGTAATAGAAGATGACAAAACTATTTTAACTAACAATGAAACTGTTTATATTGAAAGTTATTCCGATACAGAGTTCCACGGTATTCCTGGATATCAAGTCGTAGTACGCGGAGATTATAATATGTATAGCGGATCAAATATAAAAAAAGTATTCTCCCCAAAAACTAGAGGCGTAGCTAATAAAATTTTAGAAGAGCACAAAAAAGAAGCGATTAAAAGTAAATCTAAATTAGGTTGGAAAGCTTACTATGCTATTAAAAATGCAATAGCAGATTTACGTCCTCCTTTTGCTGGTACAACTCATAAAGCACAAGGTGGGACATTTCCAGCTATCTTTATTGACAAAATTAATATTGATAAATGTCGTGATCCTGCAATAAGAGCACGATTATTTTATGTTGCATTAACTAGAGCAACTACTAATGTTTATATTAATAGTTAGAAAAACTAATGGGATACGTTAAAAGCATGCTTCCAGAAGATTGGGAACCACCGGAGCTTGGAAGATTTTTAGGCAATAAGATTAAATACTTGTGTATAGGTAGTGAACAAGTTGAAGCTGAATGGCTATCTAGATGGTACAAAGTACCAGAGGATGAATGCGTATATCGTAAATATAGTAAACTATTTGGCGGAGTAAATAAAAATGAATATGCTAACTGTAATCTTATTGAACTAATACCATTACCTGAAGGAAGTGACTATGACCAAAAATTTAAAGAACTTAAAACGGAGAAATTACTAAATGGTAATGATGTACGGTGACATTGATAAATCAAAACAAAGACGTGATGATTTAGATCGTATAATTACAAATTTAACAACAGTACTCGTATTTCTTGAAGCCTCAGATGATGTTTATGAAAAAAGTGCTGTAGAACAATTTGTAAAAGAATCATTAGAAATTGCACAAAAACTTAAGGGAGATAGCTAATGGCATTTGAATATACTAATAAACATAAAATATCATTACCACTAGCTGTATTTCTAATGCATGACAGCTATGGCCACGATAGCCGATCTAATGTAATTAGTGCTACTAAACTTATACGTCCATTAAAAGAATATATCCTTTTAAAACAAAACCCAGAGAAATCAAAAACTGTAGATGTTGCAGATTTAATTGCTTTACGTATGGGTACTGCTATTCATTCTGCATGTGAAAGCGCATGGACAGATAGAAATAATGTAGTTAACGCATTAGAAGTATTTGGAGCAGCAGATAGTGTTATAGACAAGTTACGTCTTAATCCAGAAACATTACTGCCAGGAGAAACTCCAGTATATATAGAACAACGTACTGAAAAAGAAATAAATGATTATATAATTACAGGACAATATGATTTAGTTCTTGATGGTGAAGTTCATGATTATAAATCTTCAATTTGTTGGTCATTTATTAATGGAAGTGGCATAGAGGATTATATAAAACAAGGAAGTATTTATAGATGGCTAAATCCAGAAAAAATTACTAGTGATTTTATCAGTATTCATTATATTTTTACTGATTGGAGTAAACTAGGAACGATGAAGCATAAAAAACAACCACATCATAAAGAAGAATATCCTTCTCTAAAAGTTATGAGTAGAAAATATCCTTTATGGACAATAGAAGAAACCGAGCAATGGATTACAAATAGAATCAATATTATTAAGTCTTTATTAGATACACCTCAACAAGATTTACCAGAATGTACTAATGAAGAATTATGGATTAAAGATCATGATACTGTATATAAATATTATAAAAATCCTGAAAAAACTCAGAGATCTAGTGGTAATTTTAGTACTATGGAACAAGCTGTACAAAAACAAGCTGACGATGGCGGTGTAGGCATAATTAAACAAGTACAAGGTTTAGCTAGAAGATGTAATTATTGTCAAGTCGAAGAAATATGTTCGCAAGCACAAATTCTCTTATTGGAAGGAAGACGAGAATGATTTTTGGTGTAAAGATTTATTTACCTGATGGAACATTAAAAGAAGAAATCTCACAAGAAAAAGCTTTAGATCTGTATAATGAAAATAACAAAGAAGATTGGTGTCTATCTTCTACTGAAAGACGGAGATGGACAGGATTTAAACTAGATGATAAAGAAAAACCTGGTAAATATGAAAAGAAAGGACTTCAACCCTGGATAAAAAGAACACATAAAGTTACTAAACAATATGAAATTAATTGTATAGTATGTAATGAAAAAACAATAAAAGCTAGTATAGATGCTAAATATTGTGGAAAACAATGTTATGGAATTGCACGTAGAAGAGCTACAAATAAAAAGTATAAACAAAGAAGATAATGGTTAATATAACCATTATTGTGTGGGCCGACGTACCTACGTCCCAGCTTTGATAGTGTTGTATACGTAACCATGAAGTTTAGTGCTAACACTTATGCAGACGTAGGTGCGTCTGTTATTTTAAAAAGGTGATGTTATGACTAGTGAGTTAAATGATATTACACAATTTAAAAAATTAGTATCAGAAATAAATATTGAATATTACAACCAAACAGAATATACAAAAGAAGTCGATAAAATATTTAAAGAAATATTTACATGTCCCAATAAGTTAGAACCTAAGCCAAATCACTTACCTGAAAAAAGTAGAAAAATAATACAACAGAAATATGGACTAGGCCGATCAGAGACTTAATCACTTTGCCCTTGTAACTCAGATGGTAGAGTAACTGATTCTTGGAAATCGGTTTGTCGGCGGTTCGAGTCCGCCCAAGGGCATATTTTATAGGAGAGAGCTATGAATAAAAATCAGAAGCACAAACTAATAATGGATGAAATAAAAATTCAAGCTGGGCAAATTATTCCTAATAGAAAAAAACATAGAGCAGATAATCAAATGACACTCGGTAGTTTAATAAAAGCCTTAAGTAAAGAAAGAACAGGATTACCTGTTCTATTGTCTTCTGTTTACCAAGGATATGGTGATAAATATCCAGGTACTCCTCATAGCTATTATGGGTATCCAGAAGATTTAGCATTTACAGCTAGTGATAATCCAATAACAGTTGCTAAATTTATTACTGTATGTGAAACCTCGATAGGAAATTCATTTCCAGGTCCAGATCATGCAAATGATTATTACAGAGATTATATTATGCAAGTTAGTACACCGGTCTGGATTTCAGAAATTGATACAGCTACCAAAAATGGTGTTATCGATGTTACATCTAATGCATCACAAGTAACTTTAGTTACTAAAGAAATAAAAGAAGAGGTGGATGATGCCATTAAGCCATGAACAAAAACTAACCTATGTAAAAGCAATATTAGAAGAAGCTACAGAAGGTGAAGTAGAGCCAATCTATGTTGCTGTAGCTTTACAATTCATCAAAGAAATACAGGAGGCGGGAAATGAAGGACCACGAAATGACAGATGATGAAATATTAAAAGATAGAGAAGAAAAATATGGACCTCCAAAAGAATGTTTTAATACTTGGGCAAAAATATGTGCAGCATTAGATGATTATGCTAAAGAATCTCCCTGGGAAAACAAAGCTCACCTATATGCATTAAAAGTAGCAGCGTTAAAAATGGTTAGATCTGTCTGGAATCCTCATACAGACGATAATTATGCGGATGGTAGGAATTATTTCACTATAGCTCAGATATGTAGTCGAGATGCTGAAGCGAGAAGTCGGAATGAATGATGATAAATTTACTATTATAATTCATACCCAACACGGGATTGTATCTCAAACTTACTACATTACTAACGTGCCAGCATGGTATGAATTGCTGGGAATATTTTCTCTTTATGCCATTATCGCTATGCTTGTATTTTGTAGCGGTTCATGGATAGTAAGCAGGTTTAAATGAAAAAATACCATCCATTTTCTGAAAAGATAGTAGATATTTTAGTTCGTAAAGTTAATAACAACAACAGACATTTCTTTAGAATTTTAACTGGGTATTATTTATCTAAAGTTGCATCAATGATGCGCTGTAATATCCAAACAAACGATAGAGATGTGATACCGGTTAATACTTATGTATTAAATCTTATGGTTTCTGGTACAGGTAAAGGACATTCTACCAATATTCTCGAGAGAGAATTTGTAATGTATTTTAAAAGAGAATTTTTAAATACTGTATTTCCTAAAAAAGCTGAAGAGAACATTCAAACATTAGCTCATGAAAGAGCTTTAGCAAAAATTAACATTGGTCAAAGTATTTTGCCATTAAATGAACAATATGATTTTGAATTAGATAAATTTCAAAGGCATTTTGATCGTTTAGGAGAATTAGCATTTAGTTTTGACAGTGGAACTTCTCCAGCAGTTAAACAAATGCGAGAAAAACTACTTCTAGCTTCTGCAGGATCTATGAATTTAGAACTAGATGAAGTTGGTTCAAATTTAACTAACAATGTAGATGTATTAAAT